AGAAATCTAATGCGCTCTGCCATTGCTTCCTGAATGATGATGTAAGTTGGTTTCTTGTACTTTGTCATTACAATCTTACCTCATCTCCTATTTTGAGAGATTCATAGTTTGTTTTAGTAACTACGAACACTCCGTAATTTTGTACTGTGATAGTGTACATGTCGCCAATTCTCTCCTTTTGTAAGACTCTGCCTTTTATTTCTGCGCCTTGATTGTCAGCTTTATAAACGACAATCGGACGCTTTGCTTCTAGTTTTTTAATGTGGATACTCTGCCAAATATTTAATCCAGCAGACAATAGAATCCAGATTGCGATAAAACGTTTCATCCCTCAACCTCCTCTTCATCGTATGGTATGTCTCCATTTGATAAGTACTTAGATTCAATCATCAAGAAATCATTGACACATTGCTGACTACAAAAACAATTTTCAACATCGTTAAATAATGCTAGAATAACATGATTCTCTTGTACTACCAGAAACTCGTCTTCGATTTCTTTACAACAGTTTGAACACTCATAACTCATCACTCCACCTCATTTCTCAATTCAAAATCAATTCCATACATAAGGAGACAACTTTGAAAATCCACAAATTCTTCAACCGCTTCAGCTTCTTGAAAGTCGTAATTCTCGACTGAAAGCAAGAAATCATCAATATCATTTCTTTGGACACTTCCGTATTCTGTCTTTGTATGTTCCATAGCTTGTTCATAGCCATCAACATCAATTGTGTAGTAGATTTTGCCACCTGAATAATCATATTTGTAATTCTTGATTACCATCACTCCACCTCCTCCACTTCAAATAGTGGACTATTAAACACTTCACCAAAACCAGAATATTCTAGTTCCTTTCGTGTAAATTTTTCGTTGTTTTTCCCATTGTTAAAAAAGTGGAATCCAGTTTCTGTTTGATTTAGATAATCATCTGTATTTTTTAACTTGACTTTGTATTTTGGCTCTTTCTCGGCCTCATAGTCAGTCAACCACGCTCGAGCGAAAAGTTCTTGGTTGTTTTTGTCATTAAGCCATTTCTTCACGAATTCGCTTTTTTTAGCGTAGAGATGGATTGTGTTACTATCTAGTGCATCACGCAAACTAAAATTTTTTAAAAGTTGGCATTCGAAAATCCAGTCATCCATAAAATTAGGTAAAAGCACTTTATTCAATTCTTGCCTAATCTTATCAGCATCCTTCAATTGATTGCCAACCCATGCTCCCTCAAGTTTGCCTTGCTCGTAACCACTACGGTATTTCATCGAACCGTAGTCGTCCCCTAATTCTTTTAGAATGTCATTAAGCCATCTGGTTTGAGTTGTTGGATCAAACCCTCTAATTCGACGAACGACATCTTTTAATTTGAATGGCAACGGTTCTGGCTCGTCTAAAGACCGTAAGTCTTTCAAAACCAAATCAACCGAGGTCATTTTTTTCTTGCTAGCTTTAATTTTTTCATATCGTTCAATTAGTCCCTGTATGTTCATTGTTAACCTCCTTATTTTCTTCAAAGTCTTCAACATAAAAATAATTGACATTCTTAGGGTTGACAGACAAATTTCTAATCATCATCAAATTTCCATTGTTGAACTGACTAGTAATCTTCGTACGTTCTTTTTCTGTAAAGTTTCTTACTAGAAAACTAAGTTCTTCACCATTAGTGAAGCAAATTTTTATTTTTTGATAATTGCTAGCTTGCTCACTTTCAGATTCATAACCAAGCAAGTATCCTACGCTTACACAAAAATAGCCTGCTAACTGACTTGCTTTATTAGTTTTAATTGGACTTTCCCCATTTTCCCAATTTTGTATAGTTCGGTATGAGACAGCTATTATTTCAGATAATTCCTGCTGAGTCAAACCATTTTCTTTTCTCAATTGTTTCAGTCTGTTCATTCTTCACACCTCCCTAAAACGGCAATCCATCATCTGGAATATCCATAGGATCACTTGCTCCAAAACTTAGTGGTATCTGGTTTTCCATGCTTGACTGATTCGCGGAATTATCCTTCTTTTCAAGTGTTTGAAAACTTTCAGCTACCACTTCTGTCACATAGACACGTTGACCTTGCTGATTATCATAGCTACGAGTTTGAATGCGACCTGTGATTCCTACAAGAGCACCCTTTTTAAGCCAATTTGCAAAATTTTCAGCTTGTTGGCGCCACATAATGCAACTGATAAAATCTGCTTCACGATCACCTGCCTGATTCTTAAAATTCCGATTCACTGCCAAACTGAATGTCGCAACTGCAACATTTGACGGTGTGTATCGCAACTCAGGGTCACGAGTCAAGCGACCTACCAAAACAACATTATTGATCATTTTTATTCTCCTTCTCCACTTCCTCAATCAGCCAATCAAGATTCTTTCTGGCTTTTTTTAAGTCTTCAAGACCGTTTTTCTCTTTGTAGCGAAGTAAATACTCAACAGCACTACACCAGAGGTGTGCTTCCATCTCTACCTTTCCTTTGATAAAATTTCTGGTAACATCCTTCACTTCGAGACCATGAGTCCCGATATAGTGATTTGGTTTGTTTATGTTGTCAATTATTTCTGGGTACATTATTTATCCTCCAAAAGCTCTGGGTTCTCGTAGATTCTCGCTCTAACAGTAGACCAATTACACCCATAATATGATGCAATCCAATTTATTGACTTACCTTTGTTCAGAAAGACTTTCAACTCTTCTAATGGTATAAGAACACGCTTTTTCATTTTCAAACCTTTTCTACTATGATTTGCCATACCGATTTTTCTCCTATGAGATTCTGAAAAAATGCGTCCTTTATTGTGCCTTCTATTGTGAGCCTTATTTAATATCAAAGATAGGTTTTCTTTTCTTGCATCTAACTTATTCTCGTTCAAATGATGCACACTATACTCAAATGGAATTCTTGTTCTCAACCAGTATTGCATTAAAAGTCTGTGTATATGAATCTTTTCGTTATGAATTGAAACAGCAGGATAGTGACCGTGTAAATATATCTTTTTCCTACTTAAAGAAGGTTTTTTCTGATACCACAAGATTGCCTTCTCTAATTCAGAATAATCAACAAGACATTCACACTCATTACTAAAATCAATTTTCTCTTGTCTTTTTACCGTCAATTAAATCACCATCCTCCCAAACATTGCCGACAATTTCTTCATGCTCGGTCCACGCATATCCTTCTCTCAAGTCTTTTAGGTATACAGCTGGCATTCCTCCACAATACGTACCGCCATATTCTTTTTCTATATAGACTTCGTGAAGGCATCCTCTTGTGCATTTGATAATATCTCCGACAAACACTTCCTTACCGTTCTTGTCAACCAATCCTGTTGATTGCATGAGGATCAATTCTGACTTTTCGATAGGAATAAGAAGTTTGGAGTCCGATGTTGGTTTTTCCATGTTGCAAATCAAGCCGTTATCTGTGATAAAAAAATGTTCTACGAATTTCTTTTCTACGCTATCCCACGCTCTATATTTTGGTATCATGCAAATCCTCCTCTTTGACAAACACCCCGTCAATCATCTTACCTTTGCGGTCCTTGATGACTTCATAAGCTTCTTCTAAACAATTTTCAGCTGTAGTACCATTGCAAAATGAAACCGTACTAACCACGCTATCAAGAAACATCAAATCTGCTTTGATTAAAGGAATTTGTGTCTCATTGTGACAAACGTGAGCGTACAGTTTTTGAGCGATGTTTCCTAAACTAGAAACCATTAGCAGCAATTCAAGTTCCTGTTGATTGGCTGAAATCTGAGCGCCATTCTTAATCTGTTGATCAAGTCCAATCAAAACTACCTGAATGTCTCCAAGCGCATCATAAATCAATTCAGATTTATCCTTTGCGATACCCTCAAACAATTCTCCTGACTCTTCCATAAGCTTCAAGAACTGCTTGACTGGATTTGCTTCATGTAGATTTCTGTCAACAAACCACTGTTGAACCTTTTCTTCTAAATTCATTTTTGTATTCATCTTATTTTTCCTCCGTTTTCCTAGTAATCAAGTAGTAGCAATCAACTGCTCCATAATCAATCCTAATGTTTTCTCCACTCATGCTTTTCTGAAAGCGTGGATGACTGATTGCTGAGTAACTAGCCTGATGTTTCTTTAGTTCATTGATTGCGCTATGTATGTGGCCGAAATTCCCAATGAGTATCTTGCGGTGACCGTTGTAAATGAAATAGAGTTCAATCATCTTTACTAAACTCCTTGTAAATTTTTTTGAATATTTCTGACACCAATTTTTCAGGTATATTAGATCTCTCATTATATGATTTTGAGAAGTTTTTCCACTCGATGTCCTGCTTGATAATTTTATTTTTAAGATTAAGTTCAATATTGCTTCCAAAAATCGTCCGTTTTTGTAAAGGATAATCATAATTATTGTATCT